GGGCGCCGTAAGACCGCGTCTGTCCAACTCGGTCGCCAATGCCTCTGCGAGACGCATAATGTCATGCTCAGGTAGATGCTGCAGCGAAGCCGCAAGATTTTGCGGCAGCACCGTTTTTGGCACCTCGCCTCCATCAGAGGAGCGGTGCGTGTTAAGATCCTGTTGACGACTCATACATAGAAGTATCGCGCCCTGACAATCTTTTGCCAAGACGCTCAAACAAGCGCCGCAGCAGATATCCCCGAGCCAAAGATACGCCGACAAATGCCAAGCCGATCGTCAAATGATCACTCAAGACGGCGTCGATGCCAAACAATGGGAACACGACGATTTGCGTCACCACGGCGAGAATATATCCAACAAAAACGTTGGTAATCGCTTCAATCAGCGACATGAGGCGAGACTGTTTCATGCGGCCACACGCTCAGCTTTCAGGGCATCGAAGGTCTGCTCGCCTCCCTCAAGTATGGCCTGTTGCCCCGTAAACTGCTGCCACCGCTCTACAGCAACATCAACATAAGCGGGGTTTAACTCGATCCCGTAGCAGACCCGCCCCGTGGTCTCAGCCGCAATCAGTGTGGTGCCTGATCCCATAAAGGGCTCATAGACCGCCTGCCCCGGACTCGAGTTGTTCAGGATTGGACGGCGCATGCACTCCACCGGCTTCTGCGTTCCATGGACCGTGTTGGCATCCTGATCCTTACTCGGGATTTCCCAAAGCGTCGTCTGTTTGCGATCGCCTGCCCAGTGGCCCTTCCCAGTCTTTTTAACAGCGTACCAGGCCGGTTCATGCTTCCAGTGATAATCACCACGGCTCAGGACCAGTCGCTCCTTGGCCCAGATAATCTGCGACCGAATGGTGAAGCCTGCGACCTCGAGGCTCTCTGCAACAGTTGCTGCATGCAGCGCGCCATGCCAGACGTAGGCGACATCGCCCGGGAACAAAGCCCAGGCCTCGCGCCAATCAGCCCGATCATCATTCAGCACCTTGCCAGTGCGTTTTGTCTTTGCCGCCCCTGTCTGATTGCGCCAGCCCGGATCGTATTCCACTCCATACGGTGGATCTGTGCACATCAACAGCGGCTTGACCGTGCCAAGCAGGCGTTCGACATCGGTGGCCACCGTGCTGTCACCACAAAGGAGCCGGTGATTGCCAAGGATCCAGAGATCGCCAGAGCGGCTGACCGGATCCTCCGGTGTTTCCGGCACATCGTCCTCGCCCTCCTGCGGGCCACCGACGTCTTTCAAGCCGGACATCAACGCATTCAACTCATCCTCGCTGAAGCCCGTCAGGCCCAGATCAAAATCAGCCTCCAACAAGTCCGCCAGTTCGAGGTTCAAGAGGTCCTTGTCCCACTCCGCGTTCTCGCTTGAGCGGTTGTCCATGATCCGAAAAGCGCGGGCCTGGGCCTCGGTTAAACCTTTGGCCACATGCACTGGTGCGGTCTTGAAACCAAGCTTGCGCGCCGCTTCTAGCCGCGTGTGCCCGGCCAGAACAACCATTGCCTCATCCACAACGATCGGCTGTCGCCAGCCAAACTCCTGGATCGAGGCTGCCACCGTGGCGATAGCCTGCGTGTTGTTACGCGGGTTGCGCGCATAGGGAATGATCTGCTCAAGCGGCAGGTCGAAAACGTCCATGAGTGTTTCCTTGGAAAAGCGCCGAACCGAAACGGGTTCGGGCCGTGAAACGAACCGTAGGTCCGCGAAGCGAAATGGGGTCAGACCCCCGTTTCGTTTCAGGCGGGGTTTAGCTGGCCGTCAGGCTCAAGTTTCATTGAGGTTTTGCTCAAAGCGAAACGAAACGGGTGTTTTTGAGGCTGTCACTAGGAAAGCGCGGCGCCAAGCCCCCCCATATACGGTTACAAACAGAAGGGACCCGTTCAATTTCAATAGGTTACGTGTCTCACAAAATCGACCAGAGACAGTTTTTTTGGGAAAACCGGTCACCATTTGCGCCTCCATAAACCCATCCAAACAGACCCGGTTCTCTCAGCCACACGACCCTCATCTTACAAATCTTTTAGCCTCTCGATCGACATCTGTCACGGCTTACAGTGTCTCACCGAAAAGTGTCTCGCGCGCATGAGAGGGGTTGACAGGGCGGCGGAACTTTCTGCCGCCCTAATCACTCAAGCGGTACGCTGAATAACATAATCCATCGACCGCTTGCGCGGCACAGTTCGGCCGTTCAAGCGCCAAACAACCACGGCAAGCCCATACTCGTGCCGCCGACTGGCCGTGGCCCGGCTGACACCATGCGCCCAGCAGATCCCCTTCCAGGCCTTGCGGTTGGCGCGGGCCCAGAGGATCTCACCGATGTCCTTATCCACCCACCGCAGCCAGAGCATGGCCTCATCGGCCTGCGTAATCATCCGTGGTGAGGGCAGTGGCTTTTTCATCCGCGGCTCCTGCCCAACTTGATCGGCGAAGGTCGAGACATATTCTGGCCAGGCGCTGACATAGCCCTGCGGGCGCACAGACGGCATGGACCGCATTACGTCCGCCGCGAGGTCCAAGCGGTCGGCCACCATTGCCCGCGTCCATTCATCGGCCATGACGTACCTCCCTGCCCTGCGGGCGTTTGCCATAGAGTTTCGTTCCCAGCTGTTCGACCAATTCGCGCTCGGGCCAGGTCAGCCGGTGGTCCTCCACGCTCACAGCCAGCACGCCTTGGTCGTACCAGCCGTCGCGCTTGACCCGGTCAGGGTCACGGCGATGACCACCGTAGCCGCGAGGTGTAAACCGCATGCCACTCATGCCACACCCCCCTTCGTCTCTAGCGCCCAGAGCAGGATCGCGATGGCGTCCGCCTCGTTGTCATCTGCAGGGTTGAAGCCGCGCTGGCGGGCAGCGTCGATCATAGCCTGCTTGGGCGCGTTGCCCTTGCCAGATGCGTGTTTTTTGATGGTTCCCACCGGGACACCTTGGTACGGCACCCCGCGCAACTCACCCCAGCTGGTTAGAACGGCTAGGAGGCCCCCAAAGACATGGGCTGCATCTGTGCCTGCGTGACGACGGACTTCTTCGTAATAGATCGCTTCTATCGGACCGCTAAGTCGGTCCAGCTCTGTCAGCCAGTTGGTGAAGCGCAGATAGCGCATGCCACCCCCATCATAGCGGCTGGGCTTAAAGCTGACAGTGCCACTGGTGATCAGGCCGTCAAAGTCGCGAATGGCCCAGCCGGTGGTGGTGCCCAGGTCAAGGGCAAGGATGGTGCGGTGTGTGTGTGTGGATTGGGTCATGCAGACCTCCTCTTCGGTTTGGCGAGCGAGGCGAGAGGACTGGCCGGTGAAGGCTACGTTCTCGCCAGGCCCCGAAGGGTGATCTGGTCAGGTCAGGTGCGGGGCGAACGGGCCGCCCAGCGAATTATTCTTTGGCTTCAAGGGGCCTTGAATGAAGGTTTGACCCTTCTAAGCTGTTGATATCCATTGTTGATATCCATTAGTAATGTATAATAATTCAATTAATTATATAATTATAAAGGGTGTCTCTCTCTATTCTTAATCGCGCGCGCATACACGCGAGGNGTATAGGTATCCTCTTGAAAGATTGAAGGACGTGAAGGAACAGGTTTTCCATATTACTTTCAGAATGTTATGCATCATCACGGTTCCTTCTGACTGATTTTGCGCCCTGAAAAATCTCGCCAGGGTCCATGCCATCTGGCCATCCGGTAGACCATGGCTTGCCTTGTCGATGAGCCGCGCATGCCGGTAGTGATGTCCCCACTTTCGATCAGTGTCTCCAGAATCTCATTTCGATCGCGGGATTTCAACCATTGTGATGCGCGGGTGATCTCGGACTTGGTGATCCCCTTCGCGCCAGCATTTCGAATGATTTCTTTGAGCCGTTTAAGATGAGCCTCAACCTCGGTATCGGCCACATGACGCTCGACCGCAGCCATGGTCCGCTGCGCAAAATACCGCACAAAATCAATGGCCCAATCCGCTGCCGTGAGGTCGATTTCAGGACGCGCTGGATCACGGCCTACTGCGACGATTAATGCCAGTTTCAATGCGTTTTCGCCGATACGCGCTAGGATCGCTGTACATGCCGTTCCCGCTGCTGCGCGTAACTCCCCTGTCAACTCGAGACTGAGCGCCTTGAACCGTGCGCGAGCCTCCTCAGTCATCGGCACGATCATCGGCGTCACGGTGGTGTTCTGGTCCGCGGTTTTGCCTATCAGATTGCCCTTCTGGAGCAAGCCGCCTGCGGCCACGCACTGCAGGTCCCGGATCAGTGCCGTTGGGGCCTGCCGAATACCAACAGCGATGTTCTCGTCCGGGTAATCCTCATCACTCGGCAGGATTAGGAAACGCGCAAGCGAGCCATCGACGACGTTTGCGCCCTGCAATGCGCCCCAGAAGTGCAAAGGCGTCGTAGTGCCATAGACACTGAGGCAGGGTTGATTGATATCCCGCCGCTCGTTTGTGCCATCCCGGTTGGCATATTCCGCACCAAGAAATATACCACCCGCTGAGGTGAAGAGCTCTGTCATGTTGTCCAATATCTCAGTTATGTGGCGCGGACTGCGCTTGCGATCAGCGGCCGCCGCCAAAAACATGCCAAACTCGTCGATCTGGAACAGGATCGCAGGCTGGCGGTGCAGCGCGGTCAGAAGCCCCGCGCCAGAGGCGATCTTGTTGCCACCAAGGTGATGGGACAATCCCGCCTCAAAGAAGGTCTCGTTGATGATTTCGCGGGCGTGGTTCTTGCCTGATCCGCTATCTGCAATGCCCACAACATAAAGGTTTGAGCGCAGGTTGCTCTCCGTCCGATACTGCCGACCCATCAATGCGCCGATCGCGCAGAGGCTGGCTCCGAGTGACAACAACGGCTGAGGACGCCGNGCTGTCGACAGCATGTAATCGGTCAAATCACCCACTAATCCATCCGGTATGGCCAGCGTGAATGTCGAGGTGGCCGAAGGTTCCTCATGAACCTCGGAATGCCCTCCCAGCTTCGACAAGAGATCCGCCGCAGGATGCTGTTCATCGCGGGCCGTCGATCCATCAAAGCGCAGTGATGCATCAGGTTGCCAGCCGCGTTCCATGGCGAGGTGGTAGATCGTGCCGGCACCAATGCGATCGGGTTTGAAGCTTGCCCAAGCCTTCGCGGTCGCCGCGGGCACATCTTTGGCAGCCTGCGCTGACCAGCCGGCAAAGATGTCGCCCCCAGCATCGCCAAGCGCGCCTTTCAACGCCATGCCAATCCGCACCCAGCTGTCGTAATCCAACTCCGCATTTGGCAGCCATTTCAGCGCAGCCTCAATGGCCGGCAATGTCCCCATCTGGCTATGGGCCTGCAGGTGCTCCGTGGCAGGTGATCCTGTCGCAAGGCCACGTTGCCGCAGATGTTCGGGCAACAATGCATAGGCCTCGTCAAGAAAGGCGCGCGCCATCTCTGCGGTGATTTCAGGCAGCTCCGTGATATCGAGATCAGCCAGCCCTTCCTCTGGCCAGGCATAGGGCGCGCCCGTGTCCGGGTGGTTGGCGTAGGCCACGAACTGCTGACCCAGACAAAGCACCTCCAGCGGATGACGTTTGATGCCCCGGAAAGGGGTTTCTGTGCGATAAATCAGCATCCGTTTTGGCGCCTTACCGATGCGCAGTGCGGGTGTATCCCCCAAACGTTCACGCGCCAATTGCTCAATGTGGAGCGCCAGTTCCGCATCCTCAACCACATCAATATCGACAGCTGCAACCGTGCCGCCAACAAGACCGATGCCACACTCTGGCCAAGTCGACCATGTCGTCACCTCAACCTCCGTGGTTGGGCGTTCGGTGTGCCGGTTCCACTCGGGGTAGTCTGCCCATACTCCACGCTTAAACTGGCCAGGCTTTTTGGTGCCCGGACCGATTGGCAGGATGCCATAGCCATTGGTGACCAGCCGAGCGCCGAAGCGCGCCATATACGATGTATTAACCATCAAAGGGGCACCTCCGGTGTCATAGCGTCGAGCCGAGTGCGATCTTGTCCCACCAGCGCGCGCAGTTGATCGCAATATCCGGTAATGATCGCATCAAGGAAGCGATCCCACTCGGTCTCAGTCAGGGTGGCGAGATCCGATTTGCCGATACTCTCGAGGTATTCGCCACCATATTGGCCACCAACGCTTATGGCCTGCATTTCATTTGGGGTGGGATCGATCATGCCTGTCCTCCTGTGACAGATGTCCTGGCAGATGCGAGAACATAAGTGTTTGCGGCTTTGGTCCCGCCGCTTGTCCGAGACGGTGAATATCGGGTTGAACCAACCAAACCCGCGAGGTTCCCGGTGGCAGACGGCGCAGAGGCCGGAGTTGAAGTGGCGCATGGATCAAACCTGTAGCCGGAGATTTCAAGAAAGCGGCCAGACGGGTGTACCGAGATCGCGATTGGCCGGGTCAGTTTCCCCGCCTGCGCAATGGCATCGTCGACCGTGCGTGGCATCGGGCAGCCCGGCGCACGCTTTTGCCACCACTCGAGCGCCTTTTGGCGCGCATAGCCCTGATGCTCGACACAAACCCATTCGTTGTAGGACTTGAGCCCGCAGCTATAGGTGACCTTCAGTGAGGGCAGCCCGCCGCGCTTGTCATGACGGCTGTAGGACACACCATGCACTGGCAGCCATTGGACTTTTGGCGACAAAACCGGAAGCGTGGCCGCTGTGGGGGCGATTTTCACCTCACGGGGTGGGAAGACGTAGCCGCAGTCAGGGCATTCCGTCGCCGAGAGCGCCATGATGCTGTCGCACTCGGGGCAAACCTTTGTGGGTGCCTCGCCACCCCCGCCATCGCCTGGGCGTTTCGGGCGAACCAGATCGATCGGCCCGTGGCGGCGGACATTGTCCGCAAAATCCAGAACCAAGCAGTTTTCCTTGTCCGGAGCCAAGCGCGTGCCGCGACCGACCATTTGGACATAAAGCCCTGCGGATTTGGTCGGGCGCAGCAGCGCGATGAGATCGACGGCCGGCGCGTTGAACCCGGTCGTCAGCACGCCCATCGTGGCCAGTGCGCGGATTTCACCGCGCTTGAAGGCCGCGATGATGGCATCGCGCTCCTCCTTTGGCGTGTTCCCGAAGATCGTGCGGCAGGTGATCCCTTGACGCGCGAACTCTTCGGCCACATGGCGTGCGTGATCCACACCTGAGCAGAACGCCAGCCAGGATTTACGGTCTTTTCCATGGGTGATGATCTCGGCAACGGCCGCACGCGTCGTCGCGTCCTGATCGACTGCGGCTGCCAGATCACGGGCAATGAAGTCACCCGCACGGGTACCGACCTTTGAGACATCCAGCCGCGTGGCAGGCTGTTTCGAGATCAGTGGGCTCAGAAACCCTTTGTCAATGAGATCACGTACCGGCGCTTCATAGGCAATGTCAGTGAAGAGTGCGTCCTTGCCCTCATGCAGCATGCCGCTGCCAGTGCGAAACGGTGTGGCGGTGAGGCCAATCACCTTCAGTGCAGGATTGATCGCCTGCAGAGCGTCCAGAAAGCGCCGATACATCGTGCTGGAATTGCCCGGGATCAGATGGGCCTCATCAATCAGCACAAGATCAGTATGGCCGATTTCATGGGCGCGGCGATGGATGGATTGGATGCCTGCAAACAAAACACGGGCCTGCGCCTCGCGCTTGCCCAAGCCCGCCGAATAGATGCCGGCAGGTGCCTCAGGCCAAAGCCCGATCATCTCAGCATGGTTCTGGGCGATCAACTCGCGCACATGGGTCACGATCAGGATGCGCTGATCAGGCCACGCCTTCAGCACTCCTTCGATAAAGGACGCCATGACGAGCGACTTGCCGCCGGCTGTTGGAATGACAACGCAACAGTTGCCGGAATTTACCTCGTAGTACGTGTAGATCGCGGCAATAGCAGCCTCTTGATAAGGTCTTAGGGTCAGCATTTTGATTTCCTCCGCATTGCGGCATGCAAAGCGAGGTGCTCTCGGGCAGACAGCACTTCGAGGTTGCAGGGGTCGTTGTTCTGGCGATTTTGATCTTTGTGGTGAACGTGCTCGTCCGACCTCAGGGGACGACCGAGCTTTTCCTCAGCGACCACACGATGTTCGTGGCGACCGAAAAGCTTTCGATAAGTGGATGGTTTCACTGAGGGAAAGCGGTGTAACTGCGCTGCGCGCATATGCGCCCGAACCAGCGCAGATGGCACAACATAACTTGGGTCGCCGTATCGACGAATTCTCTGGGCGTGCTTGCCGCAGTATCCCTTCGCGCCTTTCTCAATCGTCGCTTCACAATCTCGGAACTGGCAGGTCTTTGGTGGGCGACGCTTTTGTTTTTGCCGCAAGGAAGACATCTCACGTGCGAGACATCCACAGGAACGAACACTCCCAGATTTCAAATTCCCTGTAATTGCACGGTGGTTTGCCCCACAGTCGCACAGGCAAAGCCAGGAAATTTCACCCCTTCCGCTCCGAATGCCGCTATCCGCGATAATTGTGAGCCGACCAAATCGCTGACCAATACGAATACTTGCGGCTCTCATTCTGTAGCCTCCGTGACACGGGCGTCATTTGACCAAGAGGCGTCATCGCTCATGCGGTAGGTGACAATATCGTCGCCCGTATCGATGACCTCACCCGGCACGAGATCGGGGATGAAGAGATGTCTGCTGCAGGCGGCCCGCTGCTCGGGTGGAGCCAGCATCCGGTCGTGGCGGGCGCAGTGCCAACCGCCGACGACTGCAGTGGAATACAGACAGGAACGACAGGTCACAGCGGCAGCGCCACCCTCATGACAGGCAGCGTGGTGATCGCAAAAACGACATTCAAACCAAGCCGGATCTTCGCTGATCCGCGCTGGTGGGTGTTGGGCGAAGATAACCCGGCCAGCCTTTTCCAGAAGGCGCTCTGCCATCGCAGGATCGGCCTCAACCCGTTCGATATGCAGCGCGTCCGTGTTCTTGCAGACCGCCATGTAAAGTGCCCGAGTGATACCGGTCAGGTGCATGTAGATCTGCATCTGCGCGACATGCTGCGGCTTGGACAGCACGACGCCCTTGGCGGTCAGCTCAGTGAAGCTCTTGACTCCATGGGTCTTGAACTCGAGCACATGCCAGGTTTTCGGGGCCTCGAGCAAACCGAGGGCGACGCCATCCAGCGAGCCGCCAAAATGACCGCCATGGGCCTCCACGCGGATTTGCCGTCCTGTTTCGGGGTCTAGTTCCAAAACAGTGGCCCCTGTGGCGCGCAGGTTGCGAACCATACGGTCCTCTTCCAGCTGGCCGGTCTCAAACAGACGCAGCAGGCGGCCGGAAAAGCGTGACGGCGTCACCCAGCGGAAATCATACCAGAGCGCGCGTGCGCAAGATTTACCGATGATGGATGCGCCGAGATGGTCACGGAAGCCATCGCCCTGGCGGGCCTCATAATCGGCGTAGATCGCCGTCAGCGTTGGCGTGGGTGGTGCGGGAAGATCAGCCATCACAAGCCCTCCCGTTCGCTACGGGCTTGGGCCTCGGCCAGAATGCTGCTCCAAGTGTCCGGGTCATGGCGCTCGCGCAGGACGCCGATCAGAGCATCTTTCAGCTTTTCGCGGCGACGACGGCCGGTGCCTTTGGCAAGCAATTCTGCCCGTTCACGGCACAGGTGGCGCAGCGCGGTTCGCGCCCGGTGAAACCAGTCAGGGTCGATGGGCTTTTGCCCCCGTTGGCGCGCCAGATCAGCAGTCGCAATCTGCGTGCGGATCTTGGAAATATCGTCGTCGAGTTCGATCAACCGGCGCTGGTCATCAGGCAAGCCGGGGCTGATCACGGCCCGAGGGGCCGCGTTATGCAGGTCAGTCATAGGAATATCCTCAGATGGGTTTGGGCGCCGCCCCGTCAGTCAGGGATGCGGAGCAGCGCGAATGATCAGCCCTTCTTGTTCCAGGGTGCGGAGGCCATCTTGGGCGGCGCGGAAGCGGCCTGCGTTGAGGGCGGTGCTGCTGGGGTTGCAGCAGTGGTCGTAGCGCCTCCACTTTCAGGCGGCAAATAAGCAATGGCATTGCTCTCGCCGTAGCCGTTCTTCGGCGGCTTGATCTTCACCTGGATCGTCATCGGGATCAGGTGCAGCTCCTCGCTGTCGCTGACATGCATCCGGCACGTCGCATGGCAGATGGCCGACAGCGTCCGCTGTGCAATCTCGACCGTGGTGGGGTTCGGGTTCACAAGGTTCAGCTGATCAAAGATCTTCCGCCCTTTATGCTGGCCGTCCAAAATATCCAGCATCAGCCAGAGAAACTGCCCCATACCGTTGCGGGTCACGCGCATTTCACTCTCGACGATCTGGGCGCTGTATTTGCCTGCGGGCAGCAGCTCATAGGGGGTGGTGGGTTCAACGCTGGTGGCGTCAAAGGACGTATCAAAACGTGCCATGGTTATATCCTTTCAAGGCAATCATTGGGATTGGGGCATGGCTGCGAGGAACTCTGACCACGAAAGCGGCAGGTTGTCCGGCAGGCCGTAACGGTTTTTGGCAAGGAAGGCGGGACGCTCTTCGGTGTGCATCACGCGCGCACCGGACCCGAGCGCGCGGGTCACCTTCTTGTTGAAGCCGACATCGGATTTGGCGACCGAGATCTGGTAATTGGCAAAAAGAACCACATCCGAATGCTCCTGCAGCAGTGCCGAGGCCCGGGTCTGCAATTTGATCACATACCGATCGTAGGGTTCGTGTTCGGGGCTGTCGAAGCGCTTGATATCGGTATGTGCAATCTGGATGGCGACCATGCCTTTGCGGTCCCGCAGTGCGTTTAGCTTATCGAGATATTCACGCCAGATAATCAGCGCCTCGGCGTAGCCCTTGCCGAAGCCTGGGGTTTCGATCGACTGCCAGCCATTGCGTTTGCAGGCCTCAGCCCAGATCAGCGGCTCGAGCCAGTCGA